TATATGTTATAATTGGATCTAATATATCCACTTGTAATTTTGTCATATTATCTGGATCTTTAATTTCATTGATTGTGTGATTTAGAAGATCTTTTATAATGTCCTTTAAAATCATGATTTGCGTTTAAAGTTCATATAAAAAATATATGTTTTTTTCAAACGCAATGGAAGAAGAAGATTATGATCAATATGTTTTACACTTTGATCAAATAGACCTTGATAATTATGATTTTGGAAATGTAAAATCAATTGGTGGTGCATACGAAGTGTTATTACATCCAGTTGATGACGATGAAGATTCTTGTCAAATGTGTTTACCATCTTTTAAAGTTGAAGAAGAAGGTATACAGTTTGGTTCTATAAATAACAAAAGAAACGTAAATATATCATTTAATATAGATTCTGAGAACGAAGAACACGGTGAACTTGCAGAATGGTTTGAAAGTTTTGATGACTGGGTTATTAATTCAATAATAGAAAACCATAATAAATGGTTTGGGCATTTATGGGAATCAGGTGGAAAAATGGAAGGTAAACCCCGACCTCCTCCTGAAATATTGGCCTCTATGTTTGAAAGACCATTTGATGGAGTATCATTTAGTGTCCGCGTACCCGTCAGAAACAATGTTCCACAAATAGAATGTTTTGATATAGAACACACAACCGTACCATATCAAAGTATCAAAAATTGTGATGTAATACCAATTATAGAGTTCAAAGGTATAAGACTTTATAGTAAAAAATCCTGTTGTGATATTGTCTTAAGAGGGTTGTGTGCTCAGTGCACATATGAAGACATTGGAGTTGATTATAAATTATGTGCAGATGATGATGTATCGTATAATGAAGATTATGGAACAGAAGATGAGGATAGTGAAGTTGAAAGTGAAGATGATGAACCCAAAGCTGAAGTAGTCGAAGTTGAGGAACCCAAAGCTGAAGTAGTCGAAGTTGACGAACCCAAAGCTGAAGTCGAGGAACCCAAAGCCGAAGTCGAGGAACCCAAAGCCGAAGTTGAAGAATCCAAAGCCGAAGTTGAAGAATCCAAATCCGAAGTCGAGGAACCCAAAGCCGAAGCAGTCGAAGTTGAGGAACCTAAAGTTGAATCGGTTAAAATTGAAGATATAAAATTGAATGGTGATGAAAAAAAAATAGACGAAGGGGTTGATAATATAAAAAATGAACTTAATTTAGAAGAAGTTGTAATGAATGATAATATACCCTCGGTTGAAATAGAAGAAGACAATTAACTTGAATCAATTAAATAAGTTTTACCTAAAACATTAGTTGTATATAAAGGAGGTTTCATGTAACCATCGCATAGATATGTATTTGAGTTATAATATACATTGTTATTTAGAAATTTTTCTCCACTTTTTTTATTTTTTTTTAAACCTAATTTGAATAGTTTAAATATAGAAGGAATGGGTTCACCATTCTTGTGCAAAAACCAAATACGTTCAGATAAACAATGAGTACAACATTTTACATTTTTAATATTAAGATCGTAATCCATATCGAAAGATTCCGGATGACATTTTTCATATTCCCATACTTCGATATTTTTAAAGGGGTCACACCCATATGAAAATTCTAAAATATGATTAGAGCAGTCTTCCGGAATATTTAGTATATTTGATAATATGTTTGTGTACTTTCTTATAAAATTATTAAATTGTTTAGCTGTATCATTGTACTTATTTAAACATATTGGACATTCCATTTTATATTTTCTATTCTTTAAAAAAATATTAGTTGAGAATCATTTTTAAAACATATTGTATTATTTATTATGATTTTATGTGGAAAGCAACCCCCATAGTTTGAAGTTCTTGAATCATAAGTTTCAAAGCATAGGGGACCCTATGTTCTGATGTATCATCTACTTTCTCTGCCTTTTCCGAGAACGATTTGTAAATATTATCTCTTTTATTTACAGCACACATAAATCCTGTATTCTTATTTGTATGAATTGTGAAATTGTCAGACAATTCCATCATCTTTTCTCTTATGAATTGTGATGCACCATGTGATAACATCGCGTCACGTTCCATTTCTCCAACTCTAAGACCACCATCTCGTGCCCTACCTTCAGATGGTTGTCTTGTTAAATTAACAATTGGTCCAGTAGATCTTGCATGAATTTTATCTTCTACCATATGTTTTAGACGTTGGTAAAACACTGGACCCATGAATACAGTACTTTTTAATTTTTTACCAGTTTCTCCAGAGTAGAGTTGCATTTCACCGTGTTTATTAAAACCTCTATTTTCTAATCTTTTACCTATTTTCTCGATAGTAATATCTGTAAAAGGAGTACCATCTCCATGCATACCAGAGTGAATACACTCCGTCCCTAATAAAGATTCTAATAATTGAGCAAATGTCATCCTACTTGGTAAAGCATGAGGATTCATTATAACATCTGGTACTAAACCATCTTCAGTATATGGCATATCATGAGACTCATATATCATTCCTACAGTTCCTTTCTGTCCATGTTCACTAGAGAATTTGTCTCCTATTCCAGGTCGTCTTTCTGACCTCACCTTTACTTTACAGAATACATAACCTTCGCCATTTCTAGATGTGAATACTTTGTCTACAACACCATCTTCATTTGGTCGAAGATAAACACTGTTATCCCTGAAGTCCTTATCCGTTACATCAATACTTTTCTTTTTACCAGATATAGGTACAATTTTTCCAACAATAGCATCACCGCCATTAACTTTAGCATTAATTATTGGAAAACCATTATCATTTAAAGTATCATAACTACATGGTCTCAATTTTAATGTATTATTAGGGTCTGGTTTAGCAAACTGTTCTTCTTCTCCTGTTGATTGATTCTTTTTCTCTTCAACATGATACGTGCGAAAGAAACTAGACCTAAATAAGCCACGGTCAATAGCACTTCTATTAAACATTAATGAATCTTCTTGATTATAACCTTGTGCAGAGCATACAGCGATTATAATAACTGAACCATTAGGTATTTTCCCCATATTCATGTGTTTTGAATTGTGAGTCATTACAAGTTGTCTTGTTGGATACCATAGAATATTTGACAATGTATCCATTCTATGATTAAATTTTGTTGAATATATACCCATCGCTTGTTTTCCCATAGCAGATTGATATGTATTTCTAGGCGATTGGTTATGGTCTGAAAATGGAATATTAGATGCCAATACTCCCAGAATAAGACTAGGATCAATTTCACAATGAGTAAATCTCACAATTTGGTCACCTCTTATTTTTGTTAAATTATTTGCATGATCACAAATCATAATTGTATTAGATTCTTGAACATCAATATATTCAATCGCAGGTAATATACCTTTGGATTCATCCCCATGTACCAAAGTTTCCCAACATTTATGATTATTTTTAATCAAATTTATATGTTTCTCACAAAATACAAGTTTGTTATCATCTCCAATTATAAATAAAGGTCTGATTAAACGACCACCGCACGTATAAATTTTTAATTCTTTTCCAGAATAATTAGGAACAATTGCTGTATGTGGGTGAATGATTCCATTCCTACGATATTTTTTCATCAAATTCATAAGAGGTAACATGTCATCACACCAACCAAGGATTGAACCATTTATGTATATTATCGTTTTTTTATAGTCAAAACATGTAGACATTAGATTTGATTCTAAAACAATTTTTCTAATATTTTCTTCGGGTTTTGCAGTAGTTATTGTAGACGATAATGCCAAATTTTTAACCAAACCAACAGATGGTCCTTCTGGAGTTTCCGCAGGACATATATATCCAAATGTACTGGGGTGTAATTTTCTAGGTTTTACCATTTTACTCGTTTTATCTATTGGGGTATTCACTCTTCTTTGATGCGACAATGTTCCTAAATAAGAAAGCCTTTGCAATACTTGAGCAACACCTACTTTAGCAGTTGTATTTTTAATACCCCAATTTCCAGTAGCAAGTGAATATTTTACATTGGATTCTATGATATTAGATTTCAAAATTTTGTAAATATTATTGGAATTTACAATATTGTGAAAATCTCCAGTGAGTTTCCAGACACCGTTATTAATTTCTTTTGTAAGAATAGTAGATGTATCTTTAGTTAACTTTGTAAATGACTGTCTGAATAAATTACCCAACATAATTCCAGGAGTATCGACACGTTTATTTTCAAAACTATCCCTATCATCTTCAGATATCCTTCCAGTAGAATACAAAATCAATTTCAAAATCATTTTACCTAGATAAAGTGCTTTCAATTTTATATTATCACCTAAATGTGGCAGAAAATCTGTAACGAATAATTTCTGTGTATTAGAGATTTTTTTCTCTGGTGTAATTCCAGGACCTCTAAGATGAGGTGGAAAACTTACAATCTTAGAGATATGTTCCAATGCCATCTCTTTATTTGTAATTGTTTCTCCTTCTTCGAAACTACCCCGTAGAAGTGGTAATAGATCATTTTTTATAGTAGAATCTTCACTTCCGAGAATATATTCTGCGATCTCTTTATCACTTATAATACCAATTGCTCTAAATAATGTTGTAATAGAAATTTCTTTTCTACAACCCTGAAATATAACATAAAGTGGGCAACTACATTTTGTTGTTTTCGATGCAATTTTTACGGTTGTAGTTTTAGCAGGCATAAACCCCTTTTGCGGCACAGATTTAACTTCGACGACATGCGAGAATCGTGTTGTTCCAATAGATTTGAAACAAAATGTCTTATTCTCTGATTGTCTTTCTTGTGATATAATTACTTTCTCAGAACCAGTAACTATAAAATATCCTCCACTATCATATATACATTCTGTCTTTGAGGGTCTATTTCTAGTAGAACAATAACGTGATTTAACCATGATTGGAATTTTTCCAATAAGAATCTTATTCCAATGTTGACTTTTTTGTTCTTTTTGATCAAGATTTTCACCTTTCCACACGATAGTTTCAATATCAATATCTATGTGAAGATTAGATGAATACGTCAAATTGCGAAGACGAGCGATCTCTGGAGTCATTGGCATAGTTGAACCATTGTTCTCATGTATCATAGGAGGTTGTAATGTAATTTCTCCAAATTTAATATGTATTTCATTCTCATATTTGCATTTTTCTTCATTATAATTACCATATACAATAGTCGGGTTATATTGATGTGCAATACTCGAAATAAGAGTATCAACAAAGTAATCAAAAGATTCTACATGATGTCTAACAAGAATATCATTTGTACTTCTAAAATATTGATCAATAACGTCCCTTAACTGAGCATAATGAATCATTCCAAGTTTTATTATACTTATATGTTTATATATGTTAATCATTTTTTATTTACGAAAAATATTTAGCATAGTTTAGCAAAAACTATGAATAAATTCTAGTATTTTGAAATATAAATATTTAAAGGGGTACTTCGGGAATCGAACCCGAGACCTCCTGTACCCAAAACAGGAATCATACCACTAGACCAAGTACCCAAATATTCACTAAATAAAAATTTTTTTTTAACATACAACAGAGCATTTAGGTGGGGGACAAACCTTTGGTTTAACACATTTTTGTTTACATTTAGGAGTTGGACATGTTATTTTACATATCGGTTTTTGAGGAATGCACTTCTTTTCGCATTTAGGTGCAGTACATTTAGTTTTACAATCTAAACATCCATTAGTTTTTTTACAAAAATTTTTACATTCTGGAGGTTTACATTCTGTTGTACATAATGGTGGCGGTTGTCGACCACATTCAATTCTACATTTAGGTTTTTCACATATTGGTGTACAATTCTGAGGACATGGTGCTGCTTTACAAACCCATTTGCATGTTGGTTTAGGACAGATACTTGGCGGGCAACTCATTTAATTATTAACTATATAATCTATATAAATTGTATAATGATAGAATTGAATTCGGAATGGTCTTTATGGTACCACCCGATAAAATCAAATGATTGGAGTAAGGATAGTTATATGTTTGTATATAGAGTCAAAACAGCTGAAGAGTTTTGGGGTTTAATTGATTGTATTACATATGATCACTTGAAAAATGGTATGTATTTTATTATGCGTGATGATATATTCCCTGATTGGACAGATGAGAGAAATTCAGATGGTGGTTATTGGTCAATGAAAGTTAATGATAAATCCATGACAGAAACATGGATAACATGGTTAGGATATATGATATCTGAGAACATCTGTGATACATGTAACAATGAATATTCTATTCAAGGTATTTCATTTAGTCCAAAAATTAATCATTCGATAATTAAATTATGGAATAGCAATTCAAGTTATAATCAAATATCTTTATTTAACAAAGATTTAAGTATAACAGGCTGTAAATATTTTGCATTTGATACAAAATGATTGTTTATGGTTGAGGAACAAATTTTCCCCAAAAATTTTTAGGTGTATTTACATTCATTCCAGGATATCCTCCAGAACGAAGTATTTTTTCTTGACTTCTAGGAACAGTCAAAGAGCTTCTATCATAAAATTCAGGTCCACTTCTTCCTCTTGGATTACCAGGATATGTAAGTGTGCGAAAAGGAGCAATTTCACCTAGAAATATAGTTTCAACAACTTCAGTATTTTGTTGAATTATTTTAACATTTACATGTGGTTCTATAAGTTTGGTGCCAAGATTAGAATAATAAGAATTAGGAAATAGAAGATCTATTGTAAATTCTGATGTTGATGGTTTAAATGAGCCTGAATTAGGAGTATTTTCATAAGCGATTACGCTATCTGAAAAGGGTAATGCCGAACCTGAAAAGGAAGCATTGTAATCCGGTGGATTAGGAGCCCAGAATTCGATTACAGTGTCATTCGTGAAATTATTTAAAACACATTTAACACTAATACGTTTCCGCTCATCACGGATAAAACTTACCGAGAATGTTTTGAATATTTGTTTCATTAATTAATTTAAGATAAGATTTCGTGATATATTATATTAAAGAACTGAAATGGAAGAAGTCAATTCTTTTGAAAAGATGGATATAAATCCACAAATATTAAGAGGAATATATGCTTATGGTTTTGAGACACCAAGTGCAATTCAAAAAAAAGCTATAATGCCATTCTCTACAGGACAAGACATTATAGCACAGGCTCAATCTGGAACAGGCAAAACTGCAACTTTCTCAATATCAGTATTGAAAACTATGTCTGAAGATATTAAAAGTGTTCAATCTGTGATTTTATCACCAACACGTGAACTTGCACAACAAACGTTTACTATCATTCAAAATTTAGGAAAATACACTGAATTTAAATTTGCATTATTTGTTGGGGGACAATATAGAAAAGATAATATAGATCTCATAAGAAGAGAATCACCACAATGTATTGTCGGTACACCTGGAAGAATAAATGATCTTGTAAGGGATGGTTATATTAATCTTTTTGATATCAAATGTTTAATTTTAGATGAAGCTGATGAATTATTGTCCAATACTTTCGAAGAACAAATAAGAAATTTAATTAATTTTATAGGAGAAAACACACAAATAGCACTTTACAGTGCAACAATGCCTAATGAAAAATTACAAACTGCTTATAAATTTATGAGAGATCCTACTCATATATTAGTTAAAAATGAAGAACTAACCTTGGAGGGTATTCGTCAATATTACATTAGCATTGAACGGGAAGAATGGAAATATGAAACATTAACAGATTTATATAATTCAATAGTGATTTATCAATTAATGATATACTGTAATAGCAAACGGAGAGTAGATTCACTTTCTACACAGTTGATAAGAGATGGATTTACGTGTTCATGTATTCACGGCGAGATGTCTTCGAATGAACGATCTCAAACAATGCATAAATTCAGAACAGGTGAACATAGAATTCTTATAACTACTGATTTATTAGCCAGAGGTATTGATGTTCAGCAAGTATCTTTAGTTGTTAATTATGATGTTCCATTTGATATGGAAAATTACATACATAGAATTGGAAGAAGTGGGAGATTTGGAAGAAAAGGAGTTGCATTAAATTTCGCGACCATAAGAGAATTTGAACAATTAAAAAAAATAGAAGGCTTTTATCAAACTGAGATCAAGGAACTACCAGAAGATATAGAAAGTATATTCTCAAATATTGATAAAGATTAATTAGAACACACTACTCCTATAGACTTATTGTTTTCATTATATAATTCATTTTCCTTCAACACATATGTTGTTTTCTTGGTTTTAATATAAATATTATCTGTTTGAGTGTCTTTGTCACAAGTTTTTGGTTTAGAATTTTGAGAGTTTGTCAAATTATCTAAAGTTTGATTAAGTGATTTATTTGTTGTAGTTAATTCTTCATTTTTTTTCTTTAGTCGCTCGGCTTCATTCATCCATTTACTTGCAAAAGACACTTTTAGAAAATCACTCATTTCATTTCTCAATTTATCTATGAGTTCACTTTGTGTAGATACTAAATTATTCTTAGTTTCTATTTCGTTTTTAAAATAAGTTTCCTTTGATTTTGTTAGATTGATATATTCATTCGTCTTAGTAAGTGCAGAATTTAATAGTTGTTGGATCTCCATTGTTATATTATTAACGTATAATTATATTCATTTTTATTCTGGAGATGTTTTTTGTTCATCTATAAGAAGGCCATCTTGATATGTTCTACATACAACTTGTGTATTTAGTTCTTCATCTTCTTGAATTTTATTCTTTTCTAAATTATGTATAAAATGAGCAAATAACATGCCAATAAATCCACCAACACATAATCCCGCCAATGTACTTCCTATTTCATCTGGTACATCATTTAATGAATCTGAACGTAGTGACCAAGCAAGAAGAATTGCCAATATTAATGTTGTGACAAAGACAGCAAGTAGATTACCTATTTTTTGAGAATTCATTGACATCATAAGAAAATATCCTGAAAAATATCCCAATGCCATTCCATAAAAAGATATGTAATGTCCTAACATAGCTGCGGGTTCAGCTCCTTTATGCGTATATTGTGGATCATGTAAGACTATTCCTAAAATAAATGTTATAAACGCACCTGAAAAATATAATGCGGAATTCTTAGTGAGTGTCATTATGACAAGAATAGCAGGAATTACAATAAGTGCAATAGGCAAACCTTTTGAAAAACACGATAAACTATCTGATAAATTTTTAATTATAATAGCTGCATTTCCAGATGACATTATTTACTTATATAAGGTATTTAATTTTTTAGATACGTACTGTAACTAAGATTTATCCAACTCTTAAAAAAAAGTATTACAAATGAGCAATTGTTTTCAATGAAGACAATCCTAAATGAATCTGATTTAACTTTTTGTACAGTTGTTTATCAAGCCTGTCTGAAAAAAACAAACAAATTTTTACCAAAAGAAATCCGTATTAAATGTTTGTCTTATTTACCTAGTCATCGATTTACTATACCTAAATATATACCTTTTAATTGGGACATGGATTTAAAATATATTACAAAAGGTAGCAAAAAATACAAAAGACATAAAAAAAATTGTAATAAGGCAAAACAAGTAAATACTAAAATTAAAGTAAAAAACTGTTACAGATTCATGTAATTATCATTGTATTAAATGATCTTCTGTTCTGTATAAATCTGGATTTTTTATATAACAACAATCATTCATACTATTGCATTTTGTTTGACAGATCATAGCATCTGTTTTTCCTTTTACACGTGCCATTTTTTTGTTTGTTGAATTAGACATTTTATATTTAGAATAGCAACCTTTTGGAAATGGACAAGAACGTGATGTATTCAAACATTTAGCTCTTTCTTTTGGATTCATATTTTTTGGACACATGTTTTCCTCATATCTGATTTCACATAGTTTTAAATTTTTTTTGTTTTCACCGGATGTTTTACCACATATAAACGATTCACCTTTATATAGTGTCGTAATCCAAAAAATTATAATAAATATCAAAAATATTATAAAAATTTGATTATATGTTCTCATTAGTATTTAAGATTTATTTGAAGTTTATTAAAAACAGAGAGACAAAATGGACACATTAGATAAATTACATGCCTCGCAAATAAAAATAATTAATGAAAATAATGATAAATTACCAAAGTATGTTTCAGAACTGAAGGAATTAACTGCTACAAATGAGAAATTAAATTTAGATGAATATGATAAATTAAATAATTTAAAATCAAATATAGAGAAAATAAAGAATGACAAAGTAGATTATTATATGAAAACTGGTGAAATTTTATTTCAATATTATGATAATTTAGAAAGTGGTGGTACTGCCACAAAATCATCTCAAATAAAATCTTTACCTGGAAAACAAAGTATAGTAGCTTATTTTTCAAATAATAATGAAGAAGAAAAAAATAAAGACACGGAATTAGAAGAAAATACTACAAGAAATAGTTTTGGAAAATCAAAAAGTAGGGAAGAATTACGTAATTGTTATTTACAAACCATGGAGATACAATGTGGAAAAAAAATGGTATTAAATAACAAATATAATACATCAAATAACCAGAATATATGTAAAAATTGCAAAAGTGAAATGACTTGTTCAGTTTCAGAAGGTGTTTTAGAATGTCATAATTGCGGATGTATAGAACAATATATGATAGATACAGATAAACCATCATATAGAGACCCACCTAAAGAATCAAGTTCTTATTCATATAGAAGATCGAACCATTTTAATGAATGGATTGCACAATTTCAAGCCAAAGAGACAACTCAAATACCCAAACAAGTGTTACTTCAAATAATACAAGAGATAAAAAAGGAACGCATACAAAACTTATCTAATCTTACACAAACAAAAGTAAGATCATTGTTAAAGAAATTGAAGCTTAATAAATATTACGAACATATACCTCATATAATTAATCAATTAAATGGAAAACCACCCCCTACAATATCTAGACAAACCGAAGAGACGTTTCGTTTAATGTTTCAAGAAATTCAAGGACCATTCTTAGAATATTGTCCCAAAAACAGAAAGAATTTCTTAAGTTATTCATATGTTCTTCATAAATTCGTTGAACTATTAGGATTAGATGATTTAAAACCTTTGTTTCCTCTTTTAAAATCAAGAGAAAAATTACATCAACAAGATCAAATTTGGAAAAAAATATGCGAACATGTTGGGTGGGATTATCATAAATCTATGTAATTCAATATTCTATAAAAGAATGTGTAACAAATTTCATATTTTTATCAAAATTCATTTCTAATATTGTTTTCTCGGGTATACTGTAACTTTCAAATTCTTCGTCAGATAGTTTTAAATAATGTTTCATTAATACACGTAGACAATGTTTATGTGTCACAACTAAAGGTACTTTATTTTCATTAAATGAGTAAAGAATATCGTTCTCAAAATAAGGTAAAGATCTTTGCAAAACGTTTTCTTTAGATTCTCTGTTTTTAATTTTATCAAAATAACCATTTTTATAAATAGGATATTCTGTCTGAGTTCTATTATTTGAAGGAATAACAGGCGGTCTCATATAGAAATTATGTCTTAAAATATTTGTAAATTTATCACCATATTCATTTCTTAAATAATCTCTTGGAAATCTAGTGCTCTATTAAGAACGGATGAATAGAAGACATCGGGTTTTATATTGATTTCGCTAAGTTTGTTTCCTATTATTTTCCCTTCTAATTTACCATATTTTGTTAAAGGGATATTTGTCCAACCTGTAAATTTACTTCCATGATTCCATATAGATTCTCCGTGACGAATAAGAAATACTTTGAACATATAGTATTATTAATAAGATTGTAATAATCTTAATTCTTAAAAAAAAAAGAATGTATTATAAATGGATATAATATCTAATCTTATTAGTATTGTTTTAATTATTGTAATATTCTGTATATTATGTTATGTATATATCAGAATGTATTTGAATAAAGTAAAACCAAATGATTTATACAATCAACAACCAAAACTCGCATCATGTCACGATGATCTAGATGATGATGATGATATGATTGTAGATAGCAAATATTGTGATGATATTGACCCAGATTCATTCATAAGATACAATGAACTTAAGTATTATCCAATTTTTGATAACGATGAAAAAGTTGTATATATTCAAATAAGCAATCAAAAAATACCTATCCGTAAATACAATGGCGAATACTTTGTATATATCGATAGTGTTGTTTATAATTTCAAAAAACCAAAGAGAGCTTCTAATCAAATAAATACTATTGATAGATTAACAGATAATACATCTCTTGATAGTGCTTTAAAAAAGGAAAAAAAGGTAAACGAACACGAGGATACTAAAAAAAGAATTGCTAAAATAGAAAAGGAAATAGAGAAGAGGATTATGAAGAAGATGAAGAAAAAAAATAAAAAGTCTCGTACGTCAAAGAAAAAAGGT